AGTCAACTCTGCAATGGAACTTATCTACTTGTTTAACAAACAGTTAGAGCAAAAAAAAGCCGGAGTAAAATCGAAAAATTCGATTTACTCCGGCAAGGTACCCAGCGCCGGGGTATTTTAACCGCTATAACCAGTTAAAAACTAAACACTTACTAACAAGCCCGGAGTGAAGCCCGTATTTAGCCGGCCTTTTTCTCCTCCTTGCTTTTATCCAATTCTCTTTTTAATCGGATAATGTCTTCCAATGCAGCGATATATTTACGCTGCAGATCTAAGAGATCGCTGGCTTCATTCTCTTTTCGAGTTCCGTACTGAACCTCGATATCTTCAAACTTTGCAAGCTCAGCTACGTGCTCATCGTACCCTTTAACCTTCTTAGAAAAGTCGACATTTAATATTTTCCCAAGTTTGAGGATATACTTCACCTCCATTTCAGGCTCTTCCAAAATCCCATAAAGCCTAGTTCGGGACAGTCCCACCAGCTTGGCTATTTTGGTAATAGAAACCGGTTGTAGTTCATCATAGACAGCTTTCTTTACAGTTTCGCCTACATACAGTTTCATAATTGTAAAGTTCTTGACATACTTGTTCAGATTTATTTACAAATATGTTTTGCAGTTTCGTTCAACATTGTTCATATTTGTTCAACAAAGGGAACGATATTGTACAATGTGTACAATATGATTTAAGTCATACAGATGGAACTAGCAGAGATAAAAGAAATTAAGGATAAGGTGAAGCCGTTTTTGCCAGACGGATATGTTCGACAAATTCAATCAAGGTTGTCGCAAAAAGGAATAAGTAAAAGTGTAGGCACAATTTCAAATGTTTGTAATCCGGAAAAAGGCAATTACGATCTCGATATACTTTCCGAAGCAATAAGACTGGCTGAAGAGGAGAAGCAAAAAATTCAAGGTTTAGCACTACAAGCCAATAACCTATGATCCCTGCAGGCATAAGACACGGCGAGGTGGAATTTTTTCTTGATGGAGAGCAATTGCTTGCGATGCATTCAGGTGTCCGGAAAGAAATAGCAGACCTCCACCCTGCCATACATGCTGTTGTAGTTAACCACATAACGCCTAAACACCATTCAACATTAGATAGAATGGGAATTGAAGACGCTTTCCTGCGGATGGTTCAATTCATTAAATGCAATCTTAGTTCTTACGATTATACTCCAGACATTATTGAAGGAGAGCTCAGCCTCCGTACAGAATATGTAGCCTGCCCGCTTCGTGGCAAGTGTGACTATGAAGGGAAAGGCTGCCAGCCAATTGTAGTAGATGGCCAGAAAGTGACAATGGCTGAGCTTCGGATTACATCGCTTATTCGTGACTGTTACCAGGATAAAGAAATCTGCGATATCGTAGGCATTCAGCCTCAAACATTACGAGTTCACAAATTAAACATTCAGACAAAATTAAAAGCCGATCGCAAACCACAGGTAGCGATGAGGGCCGTGCAATACGGCATAGGTTAGAACCTTAAAAGGTGAGCGCATAAGTTCTTTTTAAATGGAGTTGCAGGAGTATTGGGAAATACTTCAGCTAATAGGACCTCCGGATATTGGTTGCACCTCCAGTATCACCAGTCGTGAGATTGTATTCTAAAAAAGACCCGCTCGAACGGGCATAAAGCACCAATCATTCATTTGATAAGGTTTAGGTAAAAACCCGGTTTTTGTGCTTTACCGGTGGCAGTTCGGCGAATAATTAAACTTAATTGTTTGGGAGCCCGGACTGCTTTTTTACTCAGGTATAGCTCAATTGGTAGAGCGCCGGTCTCCAAAACCGGAGGTTATAGGTTCGACCCCTCTTGCCTGGGCGATGGTAATAGTGCCACAATTAAATTTTTAAGAGATGATTACAAGAGAAATTAAACCCGCTTTGCTTTCAGCCTTACGCAATGCGTTTCCTCAATCAAGTGTTCGGGGAACGACAAGTGATGATGGCGATGTAAAGACAATGGTAGTTACGGTTCCTGAAATTAATAGAGAGCAGCTACAGATTCTCGCCTTGGTTCCCGAAGAAGTAAATATGAAACTTAAAAGGTCGGGAACAAGCATTAGCATCTTTTTCAACTAGACACAAAAAAACCCCAGTTGGCGCTGAGGTCTAAATTTTAAATCTGCATTCTATGATAACTGCAACTGTTGAAACTCAACTTGACGGCAAATGTTTTGTCAGGTTTCAAATTCCTGACCATGGGAAAACCAAGTATGTAACCAGCTTCGCTGCTAATACTGAAGACGCTTACCGCCAGCTCTATTTCCGCATCAGGAGATATATCTGTACAACGCTCGTTTCCTGGCTTCTTCAGCGGCAGCATGCAATAAACCTGAATCCGAAATCTGACCTCTATGTAGATCGTATGGCAGCAGTACATGAATTATTAATCAAGCTCGACTATTATAAAGCCAGCAGCTGCCGTCACCTGGGGAATGTGATTAACAATAACCGCGACCTGTTTATGTTCCTCGCTCCTGGTAAAACCAGCCGTCACTTAAAGCACTTCGAAACCAGCATTAAACCTATACTTGAATTCTGTTCAAAAAACCATAATTAAACCATGAAGAAGTCTATTTTGATAATCGGGCCACGAGCTTCAGGGAAAACCACTACAGCCTTGAAAATAGCGGAAGGTCGCTGTGCTTACTTCGCCCATCCGGAAGAAATACTAAAAGACTGCATGCTTTCTTTCATCCCAAGAGGAACCGAAAAACTAATTATTGAAGGCTGTGAAAAGCTGTTGTTAGATACCGAAAAGCTAAATACTGCCATGACTCTCACTTGGGTCGAAGGCCTCCCTGCTCCGGAGATAATATTGACTGCTTGTCTAAAAAAATTGCAGCTCCCTGAATACCTGATTGTGAATCAAAAAATTACGCTAATTGATTTGAATTAAGCAATGGACCGTTTTCTAAAGTACTTCGTCATTATAATTTTAGTAGCCTGTACAGGCATACTTTCAACACACCTTTTCTGCAATTTATTCGAAAACGCTGTGGTGATTCTTTTAGGGAATTTCTTTACAGGCCTAGTGGTAGGAATAATATTAAGGACGCTCTCGCATGGAAAATCCTAAAATCTACATCGCCGGAAAGGTATCCGGACTTGCTGACCATAACGCGCCCAAATTTGAAGCTGCTACCAGAGAGCTTCGCTCCCGCGGCTACATCGTTCGCAGCCCACACGAAATATGCACAGGCATTGAACCCGAAAAATGGGAAGACTGTATGAAACAATGCATCAAAGTAATGCTCGAGTGCGATCTGATACTGATGCTTGATGACTGGTATGACAGCCGCGGTTCTAAAATCGAATACGGCCTTGCCAAAGAACTATGCATGCCTACCGAAATGTACGACACCTTTATTAACCGACTCAATTTAAAACCAATTGCCTAATGGCTACCAGAAAGAATAACGCCCCTCAAGACGTAGACCCTGCCCAGCTCGATACTTACTTCAAAAAAAGAATGCATGAAATTGGTGTAACCAATACGGCAGATCACTTTTTTAAAGTAGATGTAGATTTCCCGGGTTCATCATACAAACAACAGATTTTTACTGAAGCTAAAAATGGCAATATCGAAATCCATTATCCATCGCTTTATGGAGGTCCGGAATGTGTACCAGACTCTGAGCGCGAGTTTCTCCGCACTCGCATCCATCCGGATAACCAGCAGGCAGACTTTAAGTACTGGCAGGAGAAAGGAACTGGAGTCCATATCTTTTTCCCGCCTGCAATTGTCGAGAAATTCACGAAAAAGACAAAAATCAAAACGCTTTTCGTTATTGAGGGAGAGTTTAAGTGTTTCGCCGGAGCGCTTAATGGGTTAGATATTATCGGGATTGGTGGTAAGGATCTGTTTACCGATGGCGAAAAGGAATCTAAGGATCTGCACCCGGACATACAGGCCATACTACGCAACTGCGAAGTAGAGAACCTGGTGCTCGTTCTGGATGCTGACGTATTTCAATTAGTGTGGGATGCAGAGAACGACCCGAATAAAGATCTAGCAAAGCGCCAGTACTCGTTTTATAATACAGTTAATCGCTTCCGCGAAGTTTCCAAAGGCAAAGTAAAAGACGTTTACTTCTCCCACATCCGCGAAAACTACCTTGAGAACGCTAAAGGCCTTGACGACCTTCTCATCTACGCCAAAGAAAAGAAAGCGACAGTAATTGAAGATCTGCTTAAACTGAAATCATCCCGGGTGTACTTCTTCACCATGAGTTTGTCTGCAGACTCAATATCCAAGGTTAAAGAACATTTTAGGCTCGATTTTACAAAAGGCGTTCCATCTGCTTTCTACAATGATCATAAGGAACTGATCGGCGATAAAGAATTCAACTTCGCCGGCCGCCGGTATCAGTTCACAAAAGAAAAAGGCCTCGAGCTTACAAAGCACCAGGACAGCTTCAAGTTCGTGCGGATCGGCGTGAAGTACTTCAAAATTATCTACGTTCCAAACTCCAAGGGAATACTCGAGAAAAGCTTAACAGAATGGAGCAAGCCGGAAATAAAGATGGATTATGTAGACAAGGGCTTCCCGAACTTTTTCGACACCATCGAGAAGTACGATGCAGTTTGCAACGTTCCGGACAATACAGAAAACTTTCAGCCGGTAATTTCAGGTTGCTATAACCTGTATTACCCGCTGGATCACGAAGTGGTAGAAGGCCCATGGCCAACCATCGAAAATTACCTGAAGCACGTATTTGGAAATACACCGGTGGGCGATGGTGCTACCACTACCTATGATATCGGAATGGATTGCATCCAGATGAAGTATCTCAATCCTACTCAGAAGCTTCCCATTATGTGCCTGGTGAACAAAGAGCGGAACACCGGTAAGTCTACTTTCCTCTTCCTGATGCGCGAGATTTTTAAAGAGAACGCCACCATTATTGGTAATAAGGAAATAGCCGATCAGTTTAACGATGACTGGGTAACTAAGGGAGTAATTGGTATTGATGAGGGCTTTATCGATAAAAAATCGGTACTGGAAAGCATTAAATCACAATCAACCAATGATAAAATTAAGTTGAGGGGTATGTATGCCGGCCGTAAGGATGTGAGTTTCTTCGGCTGGTTTATTTTAACCTCAAACGATGAGGAAAACTTCATTGCTATAGAAAAAGGCGAAATCAGATTTTGGGTGCTTAAAGTGCCAAAGCTCTCCGGTGATGACCCGAACCTTTTGAAGAAAATGACGGCCGAGATTCCGGCTTTCTTACACTACCTGCGCCAGCGCAAACTTAAACACGAGCAGGAAGGTCGTTTCTGGTTTGCAAACAATCTCCTGGTTACTGATGCCTTGCTGCGCGTACAGGAAAAATCTAAAGGATGGTTCTCTGCAGAGCTGAAAGAAATTATGCAGGAACTTTTCTTCCGCTATAAATACCACTCGCTGTATTATACGCTTACAGAACTTCACAACCTGTTTAACAGTCCGGGCGCACCGGTTAAATACCGCCAGGCTGATATCAAAACGCAACTGCGCGACAAATTCGATCTAAACCCTAAGCTTGGCCGCTACCATCAGCCGGTTGAATGGGATCCCAAATCTCCAAACCTGAAACGAACTGAAGAAAAGCTCGGCCGGTGCTATGAGTTCCGGATAGAGAATTTCCTTACTGAAGAGGAGATCCGTGAGGAGCTTAGTGAGTGGATAGATTATGATACCATTATATCTCAGCGCGGAGAAAAGCAGGTGGTAATACCGATTAAATCGCATGAAACGCAAATACTCCAGGAAGACAAGGAACCGGAGGATCCGGCAGAGCCTGGATCACCGGAGTTCACCAACGAACCTGATGACAACAAACTATTTTAAAACTTAACAACGATTAACGATATGGAAATCAAAAATCAATTACAGGAGAAGCTTCGCAACCTCCACCAGCTGGCCATCTTTCTGAAAACGCAGATAGATAGTCACACAAACCTGATAAACTCAAATGAGGCCCTTTTAAATCGCATTCCTCAGCAATTTCATGACAGCGACTTGCCTTTGATGCGCTCTCGCGCCATTCTCAATGTAATGAAGGCAGAGCTTATTGCTTTTTTTAACGAGATGCAAATGGTAGAGCTGCGCATCAGTAATGTAAAAATAGAAATAAGCTTACTGATCGCGGAAGGAGAAGCTGAGGGATGAGGTTCGCTAAATTATTTGATGTAGGCGATGACGATCAGATCTTAATTACAAAAAGTTGGGACGATAGAGATCAAAGCGAATTACTTGTGACGACGGTTAAAACGGAGGAAGGTTTAACCATTGACCAAAAGGCTGGATATGATTCTAAGGAGGAACGTGACGCGCATTTTGATGGTGTAGATCAAGAACGAGCCGAAGCTCTGTATGAAGGAATTAAAGGGTTTATCAATCTGATGGGAGGCGCTGACGAATGATAAGCACAGCCGTAAAAAATTTGAAATTCGGTGACCAATACAAAATTGGTAAGCAACGCAAATTCAGAACGGTAATGAAGCTTCACCCTCTTCCTGATGGAGAAGGAATACCAGAAGAACACCGTGGGAAAATTTTGATAATTCACGATAACTGTGGCCAATGCGTAATGGCGCCGGATGCATTGGTTGATTTAAAGGAGGATGATAATGTTTATTGACTTGTTTACTACTCCGGAGGAAATACTTGCTGACTTATCCGAAAAACTTACAAATAGTGAGGTGAAAATGTTAGCGGAACGCATTGAAGAGTTTGGCGAAAAGCAGATTCTAAGAAATATGGTTCGTAATGTTCCAGAAGGGAAAATAGCACATATGCATTTAGTAGGTCCGGATATCGAATTAATCAACAAACTAGCCGATTATCTTCCGCCAAAGGAAAAGATGCGGCTAATGAAATTGAAATATGAAGACCTGGCTCAGTTACAAAAGGAAAGCCTAAATGAGTATTACGATTTAATCAAAAAAGTTGTAGCCAACAAGTATAAAGACCGCTATGAAGGCTACGAAGTAACCACTGAAGTTTTTTTAGAATATATAGGCAGCCAGGGAATCAATTACTCGAAGAAAAATTTTCTCGCGTACATCTCCAAAAGAAGCTTCCCATTCAAATATTTAGAGATAATGAAATACGTGATTGAAAACGAACTAATCGAAATTGAGGACTTCTGATGCAAATTAAAAATCACACCTCCGAAATGCCGGTCGAAAAGTCGATGGGTAAGATAGAAAAGAACCTGGTAGCAGCTGGTGGCCGTCGGATTATGAAAGAGTATAACGATGATCAGCAATGCACCGCTATATCTTTCCAGTTACCGGTTAACGATGCAATGATGAGTTTTCACCTTCCAGCCAATATTGAAGCCATTTATAAGCTGTTGCTTGCCGAGCGTTCCAAGCCTACACAAAGAAGCTTTGAGGTGTGTTTTGAGCAGGCCGAGCGTACAGCCTGGAAGCTTATTAGCGATTGGGTAGAAATACAGATCAGTATGATCAAACTGCAACAGGCAGAGTTGCTGCAGGTCTTCCTTCCTTATCTGCACGACGGAAAGGAATCTTTCTATAACAAGTGCCTTAAATCTGATTTTAAACTTTTAACCGATGGAAAAGATAGATCCTAAAGCCTTCGACCTTGTGGAGGACCGGGTTACTTTTTTTAAGGACCGGGTTAATGCATACGCTCTGAAAAAGGACCTTAATTCTCAGCAGGTAGTTGATCACCTGCAGCAGCTGGCCCGGGAGCATGGCGAGAAAGCTATAACCGGTATTATTGATGAAGTGGTACCTGGTTATTTGCATTCGTCCCGGGCGCCGAAGATAAAGGAGGTTGAGGGATGAAAATAGAATTATACGACAAAGGAGCTAAACGAAGGCCATGGTACGAAAAGGATATTGTGCCATTTATCAGAATAACTAAAGGCTATATCTGGATTATTAGCAGTAAAGTCTGTCAGGATTTAAAGCTTGAAACAAACTCATTCCTGAATTTTACGGTGATAGAAGGTGTTCCTTACTTGGTTATCCCTAATACTCCTGACACTCAAAGAGATTTGCTTTTAAATATGGGGAGTACACACGGCAGAAAAGACCATAGTAAGAAATTTTGCTGTACTCATTTAAAACGTTGGCTGTTTTCCAAACTCGGTATCCCGATGCCTGATAAAGCCTTGTTTACTGTTGATACAGCGAGTTTTATAACAGCAGAAAATTGTAAGCTGTATAGGATGACGTTAAAGGAAGAAAATGAGGTTAAGGTATGACTAAAGACTTTATCTCCATACACACCATCGTTTGCCATAGATGCGAAACAAAGCAGACCGGCATTATTCGCCAATACGACGCGGTTTCGGGTGAGACCGTCACCGATCAGCCGGAGGTCCTTCTTCCACAAGGCTTTTTTGCAATCAAATGTTGTAAATGCTACGGCCTTATAGATCCATCGGCTCTTAATCTTATTGATTACTCCGAATACCAAAAATAAAATGGCTGACAAACCAAAGTTAAAACCAGAGCCCCGGCTACATACCTGGTGGACGAGCCGCAGCGGCCAGCGCCACTTTGTGATTATTGGCTTATGGCATGGCCAGCACGAAAGTGTGGAACTTTTGGAATACTCGCACTTTACCCCTATCCAATACTCAACTGAAGATTTCAAGAAGCTAATTGAAGACGGAGAAATCAAACCTTTAATACCAAAAAACTAATAGTTAAACAAATCATGAAAAAAAATTACACGTTAGGCCAATTGGCTAAAGACAAAATCACCGATTTCGAAGGCATTATTATTTGCCGGGCTGAATACCTTACCGGCTGCGATCAGTATGGCCTGGTACCAAAGGCTAAAGATGGCCAGGTCAAATCTGCCGAGTTTTTTGATGAAGGCCGCATAGAGATTACAGGACCTGGCATTCTTACTACTGATGTAGCTGCAGTACAGAACGGCGGACCGAGTAGAGATTTACCACCAGCTTAAATTATGGCACAAGTAATTCACACTGTTGATGTTGTTTATGGATCATATTCAGGAACAATAGAAGTCCGATGCGACGAAAACGATGACTTGGATGTTGTTAAGGCTAAAGTTAGAAGGCAGGAGAGATTAGATTTCCTATCAATGGCTACTTACCAGGTGAAAATTATTGATACGAAGAGGCTGGAATATTCTGAGGATGAAGAATCGTTCTATTGACGGACGTTAATACCCTATCAATAACCTAAATTTCCCCCGCAAATCTTGCTTAAAGATAAGCGATTAGTATCTATTTTCCAAATTCAAAACCCGATTTATTCGGGTTTTTTTGTGCTTTTTCGAATTCATTTTCAATCTCATCAGTTACCGCGCAAACCTCGTCCCAGGCAAACTCAATCCGGGCCTTAACACGTATCGCGGCCGGCTCATCCTCATCCAGCTTCATTCGCCCTGACTGTCCCCATCCGAAAGCTCCCCGACTCAGCTGCATGATCAACTTCCCGTTTTTGTATACCGAGGCCAGCGGCGAGCCGGCATTGTTTATCACGCTTACTTCCATCAACCAGGGATCGTCCGGGAAACCTGCCTGATAACTGAACTTCATAACACCTCCAGAATTAAATATACAAGGTCAAGTATCGAAGTGTTTTCAAATACGCGATTCTAGGGGCATCAGCACTCTCCCATTTCACCAGGGCGCCTGGCGTCGTCGAGGCTTGGCCGAGACAACGCAATACCTCATGAGCGCAGCGAATTCCATATAAAACCTTGGAAAAAGGGCAAAAAAAACGCCGCTCCCTTTTTCTGTTGGGGGGGGTGCGGTATCCAGCGATTTTTTTTTGAAATTTCAGAAACCCCCTCCCGAAATGGGAAAAAGTGTCTACATTTTAAATTCACGTTTTTGCTGTTACAACTGTTACAATATTTCTTTATAAGAAAATAAAAGAATATTAATCAGACAGTTTGACAGGTTTATTTAATGTAACAGTAGATGTAACAATACATTGTACACTGTTACAACTGTTACACTACTGTTACAACTGTTACAGCGTTGTTACAAGTGTATTCTTTTCATTATGAGAGAGATAAGAGGGTTTGTAACGGCTGTAACAGTGTAACAATACGTTTAGGTTTTTTTTAAAATCACTGTTTTCCTGTTTTTTTATGATTTTTTCGATATATGTAACTAATTCTCGTGTATAGAGTATATTTAAGCTCCTTTTGATGAGTTTTAAATAGTTTATTTTCATGCGTTTATCGTTACCGGTAGCCCTTCAGCCTTATCTGAAGAAGTACCTCGCATACCACTATTCGGTTGAACCCTTCATCCTGACGGAAAAAAACCGTCATGGTGCTTTCCTGATCAATTCACTAAGACATAAAAGTAAAGTAGAGCCAGAGGGCCGGGGAATGAATTACCGCTACCTTACTACTAAAGTCGACATCGAATTATCAGAGTTCTATTGGAGAAACTTCGGTAACGTAATCCCCCTTAAATGCCAGTATCGCTTCAATAATTTTTTACTTGATGAATTCCAGGAGAAGATGGTTGAATTTGTACAGCCGCGGCTGGAGCGGAAAGGAGACTTAAATATGAGGCTTTTAACTTTTCGGGAGAAATTTTCAATTTCAGAAGACGAATTACCTATCAAAACAATGCAAAAGGCATGGGAGCGTGAGAAGAATAGAATAACTATCTATAAATCAGCCTAATAATTTTCAATTATTTCGCTCATGAAGTAGTCGCAAACTAAAACCAATTTAAAATACTGCATTTTCCCTGTCGTTTAACAGCTCTTTACTCCTTCCGATATTGCTTACATGAAAAGCAACTTCCCATCCATACCATTAAGAAACCGAGGCGGATATCTCAAATTTGATTTCATTCCCTATTACGATATATTGTCTTTCCCTGCAATAATTAATAACACGGTTAAAAGAAACCAAATACTGCTGCATGCCGGAAAATCTTGGTACCAGGGATATGCTACAAACCAAACCCTCCAGTTTAACGATAGTCCGGAAAAAACGAACAATGGCACTTATTTCATTTTGAAAGTAGCAGGGCTGGTACCGGGTGATAAGCCAGAGCTTACCAATTTGTTATTTGAAATGGAGAGTACGCACTTTGTCGTTCGCCTTACTGATACCCGGGGAAAGATTAAAATAATAGGTTCTCCTACATTTCCATTGGAATTTAAGGCCAATTTCAACTCCGGTGATCAGCGAAACTCTGGCAAAGGATACGCCATAGAATTCTTTGGAAATGCGCTTCATAGAGCGCTGGAAGAGGTACTGTAAAAAGCGGTCGTTTAGCCAGTAAAACGCAATTGCGATTATTGTTCTCAATGAACTACAACAACACTCTGTCTGCAATACTTCGCGGCGGTTGGCTTATAGACCAGCAATTTGCTGAGAGCCATCTGCCTTTAGTTCTGGGTATGCTTCAGGGTAAGCTTAGTGGTTCGGAGTTCTTCTCTGGCCGTGGTGAAATGGAAGGACCTTTTGTTCTTAACAGTAAAAATAAAAAGGTTCAGGCATACATCTATAACTGGAGAGAAGAGAAGTACGAGCTGAACGAAAAAGGCATAGACGCCGGCAGCGTTTTGGTAATTCCAGTTATCGGACCTGTTATGAAATATAACGGATCTTGCGGTGAACCTGGAATGGTGAAACGCCAGGGCTGGATTGATGATTTAATATCGCTTCCTAATATAGAAGGGATGATTTCATTTATTGATTCTCCCGGTGGCCAGGCAGATGGTACTCCTCAATTTACCGACTATGTACAAGGCATAGCTAAAAACACTATCGCCCTGGTTGAAGGCGGAGCTTACAGCGCCGGAGCATGGATAGCTTCTGGCCATAAACGCGTTTACGCCGCAAATAAACACGCTGGCTTTGGTTCTATTGGAGCCTACACCACAATTGTAGATTACCGTGGATACTTCGAAAAACAAGGATATAAGGTTAAATCAATCTATCCGGAAGCTTCTAAAGACAAAAATCTTTCATATCGTAATTCTATCGACGGAAACGATAAACTTATTACTGAAGAAATTTCAGAACTAGCAAAATCTTTTATAGCAGCTTTCGCTGAAAATAGAGGTTCAAAACTTACGTCTGATGAATGGAATACCGGTAAGGTTTTCAATGCTTCAGATTCAATCCGTATCGGCCTAATCGACGGCATCAAATCAATGAATGATGCTATAGCCGAAATTCGTGGAGGGAAGATATTCCCTACTTCCACCACTCCTGGTGCACTTACAATAACCCAAAATAATTCCCAAATGAATTTTGAAACTAAAAATCTTGTAGCACTTGCTACGGCTCAACCAGATCAGGTTGATGCCCTTATTCAGGAAGCAAACGGAAATCTTAAAGATGCCGGCATTACTACAGCTCTCCTGGTTGAAACCGGATTTCTTGAGTCTGCAGAGCAGGCCTCTAACGATGTAACCCGCCTTACTGAAGAATTGGCTACTGCTAATACTTCCTTGGAAACTTTAAACGGATCTCTTGCCGATGTACAGGCAAAGTTTGATACTGCTACTTCAGATCTGGCTACTGCAAATGCTACGATCGCTGAGCTTGAAACTCGCTTGGCTGCTCTTCCTGGTGGAAGCCACAACTCTTCCGAAGGCGCTGCCGGTGATACCGCACTCCCAGAATCACAAACTAATGCTCAGGCTATAATGGATGCGCTACCGCATAACAGAAAAGCCGACAGCATAACAGGATAAAAATCTTTTTAAATACCCTACATCATCTATGAAAACTCAATCCCTTCTAACCTTGGTAAAAGTATCACTGCTACTTTTATTCTTAATTGGCGCGTTTTCGGCCCAGGCTGCCGGACACTCAGATTTAGCAGTTACTTTTGGATGCTTAGCTTATTCAGCTACGTTTCTTCCGGCCGGCAGTCCTACTGCCATGTTGAGCGCTACCGTGCTTACGATCACCGATATCTTAACCGAGTTCGGTGCCTACTACAGCGGCGAAGACAACAAAAAAGCTTTACTGAAGAAGTTTTTCCAGAAATCGGAAACGGAAGCAGACTTTAACAGCCGGATTACTGAGGCAACGAGACTCGAACTAGCAAACGCAACTATTTCGCGCGTGTTACAGCGTTTCCAGAAAGCTTTCACACCGATCGGCGATCCTACTTTCACACCTCAAATAATTGACTTGTATAAAATGAAAGTCGACCTTTCTTTTTATCCGGATGAAGTTGAAGAGAGCTGGTTAGGTTTCCTTGCGTCAAATGGTTTGGATCGCAAAGAATGGCCGTTGATCCGTTACCTGCTTGAGGAGTTGGCGCTTGCGCAATTGCAGGAAGATTTGGAGAAAAACGAATTCTTCTTTGGTGTACCCGGAGTAATTGTTCCTGGAACTGCTACAGCTGCAGGAACTTCAATGTTGGGTATTCGTGAGCAATTAAAAGGAGCTGCAATTCAGCAAGTGGCAGTTGGCGCTGTACCTGCAGATGCTGTTCTTTTTGTAAAATACATCGAAGATATGTTTTACAGTATTCCGGAACTTCACCGTAATGAGTTGGACAAAATCTTTATGTCGAAAAATTTGGAGCTTCGCTTCAAAACTGGTATGCGCGAAAAATATAACATTAACTACAGCCAGGTTGATGATTTAACCACCATCATCGACACGAAAGTGAAGATTGCTGGTCGCGCTTCTCATGGCACATCAACCACCATCTGGACTACTCCTGCGGTTAACCGTATTTGCGGAACGAAGAAACCAGGTAACGATAAGATCTTCAAAATTGAAGAGGCGAAACGTGAGGTTCTTGCAATGACTGATTTCTACAAAGGAGTTGGTTTCTGGAATGACGGTTTTGTTTATCGTAACAACGTTGCGATAGTGTAAGTAACTAAATTATTAATCCTGTCCCGGCTAGTCCGGGACTAATACTTTTTATAATGGCAAAAAAAGATTTAACCGCTAAAGGTTTAGTGGTACTAATCGGGGGAGCAGCTCCCGAGGCTTTTGAAAATATAATCGCTGAATTCTTAACTGAATACACGGTTGTAGCTTTGGAATCCGCTAACAAGGAGATATCAAAGCTTGCTGGAGCAAATGAAAAAAACTTGACGCTAATCGCTGAGCTTAAAGAATCTGTACAAACATTGAAAAGTGGACTTGCAGAATCAATATCGGCTTCAAAAACTGAGATTGAAAGGCTGAGCTCCGAGAATTCTACAGCAAACACTCTTTTAGCTTCTCTGACAGAACAAAGGGAAGAAGCTCTTTCTATGGTCGAATCCTTAAGCGCTCAGGTGGCCGCTCAGTCTACAGTAAATAACCAGGAGGATATCCTTGTTTCTGTTGACGGCGTAAAATACCTGTTGAGCCGCGCAGATATGCACACCAGAGATGGTGTTGTAAAAGCTGAAGACGCGGCTAAGGATGAAGCTTTCCTTAAAATGCTGATAGATAAGGAGTCTGGTAACATTCGCCCGGCCAAATAAATAACAAAAATATTTAATCCATTTAATTCATCTACCTATGAATTTAGCAAATCTCACCTGGCCAGCTGGCCGCAGAAATGCAGCTGGTATAAACAGGGTGTTGTATGCTCTTGCAGAAGACATAGCAACATTTCCAGAACTCGGAGATCCCGAAGTTGCAACAACCTTTAATGAGCTGGTTGAAATACTAACAGCCATCACCATGAAAGCCGGTAAAAAATTTAATGAGCTTTATTGCACATTAGAAACCGGAGAATTAAAATCGAAACTTGCCGGTCCGCGTGACGGCAAAGGCCGCGAAAACACTATGGATATTTCTTTCCCTGGTAACGAGGCTGCTTTCCTTGGTTTCGATGCTTTTACCGATAACCTTCCCATGGTTTTCCTTGTATTGGAGAAAAATGGCAAATGGAGAGTATTGGGAAGCAAAAACGACCCTGCTTACAAAGATGATAGCGACGGTACTTCCGGGAAAGCAATCTCTGACGGCCGTGCAACTAAATTAATGTTTAAATCTGCACAGGAAACTGCGCCGCCGATCTACAAACCTGTGGGTGGTGTGGCTAGTTTGTTAATTGTAGCAGTTTAATAAGGAGGCCATATCATGGATAAAAAAGAATTAAAATTATCGGATGAAGTTGCAAAAAACTTCGAGCTGGTAGGAACGACGCCTGGCATTGTAAAATGTTCTCAATTTGGAAACGTAGACCTTTGCGCTTTAACGGCCAAAGACGCTGCTAACCTGGTTGAAGCAGGTTTCCAGTACCTTAAAAAAAAAGATACGCAAGTATCAAAAGAAAATCAGCCAGCCATAAAAGCTGACTAATTTAATCCATATCGTTTAATTATCTAACACCCTGCCAGAAATGAGCAGGGTTTTTTTATTTTTGAAACGCTCCTGAATATTAGTCACGTCCGCCATACCGGTATAACGGTAAGGGGCGGGCGTGTTTATAAACCCGACAAGTTCGGGGGAAAGCCGCCGATGGACGTGACTGTTCAGGAGCAGCCCTTGCCGTTTCTTTATGTTTGATGACGAAGACGAAAAACCGAAAAAAGAGAACGCTCCGCGCTGGCCGCAGATAGTAGATCTGTTCTCGAATGAAATCGCTCCGGCCCGGGACTGGCAGGATGCTGAGATTATTGAAACGTTGGAGGGGATTTGCGTCATCTTCAATAAAGCTTTCCCCGGGCAGGTGTATGTTTACGAGGATATGATACTGGCACTACACGCCATGCGGATCGAGAAGGATCGGAACGAGCATAATGGTGAGTATTATTATTTGGCGAAATGGAAATGAATCTTATCGAAGTCCGTGGGTTAGTAGTTGAGATGATTGAGGATCTTATTTTCAATGCACATCCTAAATTACTTCACGAATGCTCGAGAGAAGATAATGTTATTATCTCCGCCCCTCAGCTTATTATTGATATGTTTTTTCAAGGCCTCAGGCAAAAATATCAAATATCGAGCCTGGAAGATTATACGAAATCTTTAGTTTATGAAGGAATAAAGTTTGTTCCCAGTTATGAAATGTCTGTTGTTTTATTCCATAAATATTATCCAATTTACAAAGAAGACTGGATGATAGAAAAAATTCTCCTCTTCGACCCTGAGAAAGAAACAAAGGAAATCTATTCAAAATATGTTATCCAGCTTGGAGCATACATCAAGGTAAACCAGCTATAACTCTTCCTGTCGTTTAGCAGGCAATTGCCCTCCCGTAAATTAGGAGTATGGCAATTGCTCCAGTATTACAATGGCTTTCTGAACCCAACCGCACTTATCATCACGGCAAACTGCTTTATGAGCAGTATGGCAATAATATCGTAACCAAAACGATTATCAATGCCGGCCACCAGGGGAGCAGCTATCACTTCTCTTATCTGGAAAATGCTCTTAAAGCAATTGCCAATACATCGCCTGTTTCCGAAACGAAGATTCTTATTCCGGATCTCAATTCGTTTCAAAAAGAAAATAAAGGTGGTACCGGTGTTTCCGATACCGAGTACTCCAAGCTCCCGCCCGAGCTGAAGGATATCCGCACTAAAGCCCAAAATCATTTCAACCGCGCGAAGTGGTTATTTGCTCGCATACCGGTAACCGACTCCCGAGCGCAGCGACTTCAGATGCAACTGCAGTTGTTGAATGATTTTGATGACAACCGGGCGCTAATGGCCAAGGTGCAGGCATTCCTTAACACCGGATCCGTTACGCCTGAGCCTGCTCCCGTTAGTAAAGAATTGAAGCCGGTGGCCGAGCTCACCATCAGGGAGCTGCTCACTGAGGCCAAGAATATCCCGACTTATCTAACCAAAGACAATAAACGCCTGAAGGATGCCGAAGAAGGCTCTGCTAAATACTTTGAGATTCAAACCCGGATTGCTGACCGGCAGCAGCGCCTGGAGGAAATTAACAGGAGGATGAACGAATGAGTTTATTTTTCAACTCCGATATCGATCAGCTTTCTAAGCCTGGAGAAGTAGTTGATGTAGTAATGACTGCCAGCTTCGATATACCTGGAGTCTTTAATGGCGCCCGTTTAGAATCTTTTAAGTCTATAGAAGAATTTATTCCCAAGATGAAGTCCGGAGATAACCGGCTATTTTTTTCTGATGGCAGCTGGAGTAACTATGAACTGATGGAGTATTTGCTTCAGATATCTGGACCGGCTCTGGTCGGCTTCACTACCTGGTCTATTTCTGAAATTGGCATCACTCGAATGAATGAATGGGTACAGCAGGGGCAAATCATTGATCTCTATGCCGTGCTCGATGTAGGCATCCGAAACCGGAAGCCTCACATCTACCAGCAAGCTATCGCTACGCTTAAAAACCTAAAACTTACGCATTGCCATGCAAAAGTTCTTTCCATTGTTTCTCCGGACATTTCTTTCCTGGTTGTTGGCTCTGCCAACTTCACTAAGAATCCGCGCAAAGAAGCCGGGGTTATCATCTGCTCCCGGGAATCAGCAGACTTTTCATTTAACTGGATTAAAACGATCGTCGATGGAAGTAGCTCATAACGCCGTGCAGGCCTGCGAAGAGATTCAAAGTTTTGCTTATAAATATTTATCCGCTGAAGAGATTTCAATTATTGTAGAAGTTGAGGTGCTGGAGATCCTAGACCCGACGACACTTTACGGCAAAGCCTTCCTGAAGGGGAAACTTTTGCGCAAAGCAAAGTTCAACGACAATGTGATCAGGCTCTCTGATCAGCTCTCCTCTCCTGCTCAGGCTATCGAATTAAAAATTGCTGAAGCTGCAGCGCTTGGAGGTGTCCGCTCATGAGCAAACTTCTGGATGATCAAACCACCTACGACAGGATCCTTGCTTATCTGGAAGATATCAATGGTGAACACAACGACTTAACCGATCACGAGAAGATCCTGGCCAAGCGGTACATAGACATTTATAATTTCTATCGCGATACTAAGTCCAGGACAGATTCGGTTGCCAAGCTTATGAAGGTGCACAACATCAGCAGACCCCAGGCCTACCGCGACTTTGCCACTGCTGTAAGTCTTTTTGGTGACGCCGCTAAAATGTCCATCAACTCTGTCCGGTTCCTGATGACAGAGGTTTACCTCGAGGCTATCAATATGGCTCGCCAAATGCGTAAACCTGGCATCATGGCTATTACTGCAGACAAGCTTGGTAAGGCCTGGAATGTACAGAACCCGATGGAAGAGGCTATGAAAGAAATGGAGCCTCACACCTATATCCTGAACCTTGATCAGCAAAGCTTACTGGCCATGAATAAGATGATGGGCACCGGTAATATCAACTTCGCTGATTTCCTTAACAATCTACCTATTCAAGATGCTGACTATACCGAACTCCCCGATGAATCTGAAGGGGCAGGAAACAAGGAAAGTAACCCTTAATCTTCTCCAGCTTTATATCGCTCTCGCCTATCAGCGCTTTCTTATGGTTCGCGCTGGTCGTGGTGCCGGTAAGTCCGTGGCCATGGCATTAAAGATTAACAACGTGCTGCATGATATGCCCAGGAGTAAAAACTTCATTCTTAATGAAAGCTTTCAGTTTGCCCTTACCAATACACTTCCCTCAACCATTCAGGGATTAGATTTTTTAGGACTGAAGAGAGATGTTCATTATACTTTTGGTAGGTACCCGGAAAAGAAAAGAAACTGGCCAGCTCCTTATGATCCGCCAATGGATCCGAAGCGAGCATTCTTCTTTTACAACGGTACCGTTTACGACTTACTTTCACAAAAGAGCAGCACCCGGGGACCTAACTATTGCTCAGGCATTGGCGAAGAAGCGTTGTTGTTGGATCCAATCAAAATTAAAAAAGAAACAATGGCCACACTTCGCGGACAGTGGCACCGCTTCGGTAAATCAGGAAACCATCCTACCTATGGCCAGCTCTCTTTCTTCACCTCAACTCCCCGGACTCGTGCCGGTGAATGGATTTATGAGTGGCAGGAGTTGGCCCGTAAGGACCCGAAAAAGTATTTATTCCTGGAAGCGCCGTCCCGGGTTAATTCGTTCAACCTTCCTACTGATTATTTCTCTGAGCAAAAGCGAATGATGTCGCCTGCAGAGTATGATATCGAGATCGAGAACCTCAGGCCTAAAGGGATTGAAGGCGGTTTCTATCCTTTCTTCGACAGCAGAAGGCATTGCTATAATGATTATAACGATAGTCACCTTGAGTCGCTGATCGGCGAGAACTACCAGGTTGACAACTTCACTAACCTTGACTGCCGGCAAGACTTTAAGAGCTTTGCTAATATGGGGCAGGATCCCAACGCATCGATGGAGATATCCGTCGATTATGGTTCCTGGTTCAATGGTGTAGTAACCGGACAGGAGCAGCTGGACATTAACCGTTACCTGGTACTATCTTCGATATCCTATGATGAGAAGAAACAGACGGAAGATGTGGCAATTGCCTGGTGTGATTACTACCGGTGGCACCCAACTAAGCACGTCTACTACTACTATGACAGTACAGCCATTGGTACTGATGGACGTACCACCGAAACATACTTCGATATATGGATGAAGACTTTGCGCTCTCGAGGCTGGGAGGTTACATCTGTATACCTTGGTAAGGTTCCTGCATACCAGGAGCGTTATGATTTCTTTGGTAAGGTACACAGGGGCATTGCTCCGGGTGTGCCTACCGTTGAGTATCATAAGCACAACTGCAAATGGCTGATCATATCTATGGAGAATGCAGGCGTTAAGCAAGGTAAGAATGGATTCGAGAAGGATAAGACTGACGAGCAGTACCACGAGATCGATCAGCGTACCACTACCCACTTCTCCGATGCGCATGATAACTTAATCTTTGGCAAGTACTACAAGCAGATGAGCAAGGGCACATCTATGGCCGCACCTCGCCTGGGATCCCGACGCTAAGGGGCACCAACCACCACCACAAGGGGCCTAGCTTACCCCACACAAGGGGCACACCTACAATGTGCCCCTATCGCATTTAAACGCACTTTGTTAGCGCTTATGCCCTATCATATTCCGGTTGATTCAAGGAGGGCAATTGCCCTCAGCGGATAGGGAATGCGGGGCTCGTGTGAGACAAAAAACGGCCTGTATTGAATTATACAGCCGTTTTTATCGTTGGTAATGAGTGATTTAGAGTGGTTTTTTTGGGAAATATTGGGAAAAATCTGAGACAAAAATTAATTACGCTTTTATTTCAAAAAGTCCTTTATATTTAAAGGACTTTTTTGTATATTTATAGGAGTTAGGCAATAAAGCACTAACATTTTAGAAGGTAAAATGAATAGAAAAAACAGAAACTCGGCACCTGCTACAGTAGCAGAAAAGCCAATTGAGGCACAAGTAATGGGCCTACAGGTAATTAGTTCAGACCACAACACAGAAACAGTTGAAACGGATTTTCAAGAGGTTACAGAGCCGCAAAAAAAGCCCGTTTTAAATTTGGATGAAACGTTGAAATTGGTTGAAGATCTGCACCTGAAAAAAAGACACCGTGACAGGCTAGAATTGAGTATTGACCAATTAAAAGGTTTTGAAGTTACCCAACGAACTGAGGATTTAGATGATAAAAATTATTATCAGGGTTGCATTATTACGATTAAAGATGATAACCGTAACGAATGGAGCACAAAAAACCCTGCTATTATTGAGCAGGTTGTAAGCTTTCTAAAAGTTAAGTTTTTGGAACGTTTGGGAGAAATTGAGGCTCAAATAGTTATTCCTGTCTAATTAAAGCAAAAGCCCCAAGTATTTGCGGTACAAGGGGCTTTTTATTCTTAACATTTTAAAAGGTAAAGCAATGTACGAATTATTTATAGAATTTATTGATGACTTATATTTTGATGGTTTTGCGGAAGATATGATCCTGAACAACCCAGACAGAGCCGTTGTAGAAATGGAAAATTTCTTGAACGTGTACGATAATTAAAAAACTATAGTGACGCCTTTATGCTGCATTTTGAAGAAGTGCTTTTGAGATGGTTTAGGCTTTAAAGAAAACCCCTGAAAATGCACCATGCCGCCGCCGGGATTAGACACTTGGGCGGCACAGGCATGAAAATCGGCTAACGCCCTGAAGGAGGTCGTTAGCCGCGTAAAAACTTTTCTTTGCCAACAAAAGAAAAGTAACAAAAGAATGGGGCTACTTAAGCCTCGCGTCAAAAATTCCTATCAATTCCCTAAAATCAGGAAGTAAATCTAAAACGTGTTCCGGAGACAGCGCAACTTGGCCTGATATCCTGATTAGCGTATCTAACGCTTTAAACGCGGGTTTTATAGAAGACCCTGAAACCAGGCAGTGTAAGTATGCGTCGTAATAAGCGTTGTCAACTCCTTCTAATAAATGTTGGTTTTCGGTGAAGTCTTGTAGACTAGTATACTGTCTTACTCTTGATGTAAATTCTTCAAATCTCATTTTAATTGTTAGGTGTTACTTCTTCGTGATCGATATCAATAATCTCAGTAATGAATATTTTTTCTTTTATTTTCCCAGCTTCAATCGCTTCATCTATTATTTTTTTTAGGCCTTTTGACGGCTTTTCATCTAATAAGCAGGCTTCATCGTAAAAATATTCTTGCTGAGGCATTGGCTTTGCCTTTTTAGCTTCTAAAGCCATTTGATACCAGTTTTTTTTATTCTTTATTTTCATAAAACCCATTCTCTTCATCTCCGATCACCTCTTCCGTAATTACATCATGGTAAATACCATCTACAATGTAATAAATGGGACCGGTGCCCGTAAATCTGGTTTTTGTCCAATGCTTCTCTACCACTACAGAATAAAATCCGGACTTCTCCAGCAGCTCTTCCATTTTCTCAATACTCACCTTTCCTGCCTTGAAATTGGTCTTCAGCGATGATGCCGCTTTCTCCGATAGTCCCAGATCCTTATACCAGGCTCGCTGACTGATCAGCTCTTCAAATGCTTCCTTCGTTGTCATATTCAAATATACAAAATCTCTTTATATTTAAAGGACTTTGTTTGTTAGTCAAGTTTTCGTGGCGATGTTAGACTAATATTCTTATTAGTCAAGCCTTAAATACCTGTCGTTTACCACGCCTCCTCTCCTTCCGATATTGACACCATGTTGTCGCTGAAAGAAGGAATCGAAATTTTGAATCAGGCAGTTTTTGGAGAGTCTCCTAAAACCGTTTCAATTGAATTCGGCACCTGCAATCGGGATAAGAAATCCGGAGGCGAAATATTCAAGCTCGCCCGGGCGCAAAAGCACGGCCTAAGGAATCATCCTGGGTACAAATACATGGTTGGCATATATGATCATGAGACCGGCCGGCATATAGCAGTTCACGAACGACTTATTTTCAAAATTAACGGACAGGAGATCTACTGGTGAGTAATGTAAAAATTGATAAATCCACCAATGGCTTTCCGGCCATGGTTACTAAAACTGGAGGCTCTCTACTTGTCACCAGTACTGGTACCGGTGGCGCCCCGCTAAAATCGCAGCACAATTCTTCCACTTCTAAAAAAGAAGAGGAAGGTAAAACCTTCTTCGTGCCCTGGGGAATTAACAATGACTTTCCGGACCTGGTGCTAAATATGGTTGAGAAAAGCACTGTCGGCCGCGCAGGCCTGCACTACCTCACCAAGATGATCTACGGTCAGGAAAATTTTACCTACTTGTTTAAAGGTTTCGACGAGCAGAACCGGCAGCTCCGCGAGTATCTCGATATTGAAGACTGGGATCTGATCCAGAGCCGCACCAATTACGACATCGTTCGCCTGGCGCAAACTCAAGATTATTCTATTCTCTCGATGGGCTTTGCTGAAATCCTGTTTGATGGCATGAAGAATAAGGTGCACAGCATTAGCTATCAAAAAGCCAGTAAAGTTCGCTTTGCTCCTGCAGATAAAGGAAGAATAAAACACGCTTATGTTTCAGCCAACTGGGCTGAAAACCCGAAAGAGGTTGATTGCGAGAAAATACCGGTTATCGATCCGATACATTTTGCTGCTCAGGTTGAAGAAATCAGATTAGATAAACAATCTTATAAATACCTGCTGCCGCTTCGCTGGCCAGACGCCAGGCGCGACTATTACTCGCTGGCATTTTGGGACAGCTCACGCAATAATGGATACATGGAAATTTCCAATTCCATCCCAAAATTCAAGAAAGCGCTCTTTGAAAATCAAATGAGTCTGAAATATCACATTCAGGTACCGCTGGAGTATTGGGAATGGAAGTTTCCGAAATGGGAGCAATTGGGTGATGATGTTCAAAATGATGCTATCGATGCCTTCTATACTGAGTTGGAGGAAAGCTTAACCGGTGCAGAAAACGCTCAAAAAGCTATCATGACCTTTTACCGTAGCCAGACCCAAGGCGCAAATAAAGCCATGGGTGAATTCAAGATTACGGTAATTGATGACAAAATGAAGAATGAGGCCTATTTGCCTGATGCTGCTGCAGCTAACGCTGAGATATTATTCTCGATGTTGATCAACCCGGCTGAAACCGGATTAGGCAGCTCTTCCGGAGCTTACACGGGTGGCGACAATAACGGCGGATCCAATATCCGCGAAAGCCACATCAAGACACGCTCGCTGATGGGCGCCGATCGCAATATTCTAAACACCGTCTTCAAGTTCGTAAAGCTCTATAACGGATATGATCCGAAGGCAAGGATAGCTACCATGGATGAAATATTAACTACGCTCGATACCGGTGCCGGTACAGCTAAAAAACTCGATTAATATGTCAAAGCTGATTAACACCATCGACGAAGTTCAGAAGTATGTTGCCGTGAATGCTACCAGCAGCATGGAAACACTTCTTCCATACATGAGGCTTGCTGAGCGAAATTATTTGGAGCCAGTACTGGGCTTTACTTTTCTTGGTACCCTGGAAGAGGCCTATTCTACAGCTGGGAAAAACACTTCAGAAATAACCGACGCGAAAGTTCAGAAAGTACTTGAATATTGCCAGGAAGTAATAGCCAACCTGAGCATCTTACACGCGCTGCCGGTTCTTTCGGTGCAGATAGGTGTAAATGGGATCCAAGTCGTTAAAAACGACAACATGGCTCCCGCTTCTCAATGGAGGACAAACCAGGTGTTTGATTCTCTGGGCGATATCGGCCACAGGACAATCGATTCTCTTTTGACCTATCTCGAAGTTGAGAAAGGCTCGTTCGCTCAATGGGCAACGGATCCGGTATATGCAACCTATCAGCAATTCTTTTTGCGATCGGCTACCGACTTCAGCGCTCATTACAACATTAATAACAGCCGGTACCTGTTCCACCTCATCCAGTACTGTATGAACCGGGTTGAAACTTTCGAGATTAAAAAAACGATTGGTGCAGCACTATTCGATAAGCTGAAGCTGGATGATAAAGCCGGTTCTATAAACGGAAACCTGAAGAAACTTTTGGAGGAGTATTTAAAGCCTGCGATTGCGCTATTCACGGTTGCAAAAGCATTACAGGAACGCTTAATCGATATGTCATCAGGTACGCTGAAAGTCAAGTTTTCGGGCACTACCGACAACATGGATGAAACCCGGGCGCCGAAGGAGTCTGAACTTAATTCTACAATGTCCTCGCTAATTGGCGATGCCCGTAACTGGATGCAAGAGGCTACCGATTTTATAAAAGCAAACCCCGCCGATTTCGATGCCTTTGCTGATGCCGGTACTAACCGCAAGCGGCTGAACTTCGATAACGGTGAAGAAAAACGAATTTTTATTTGGTAAAAGATGAGAGAGATAAAATACATCGTACTTCATTGTACGGCCGGGCCTCAATATCAAACCGTAAAGGATATTGTAAACTATTGGAAAGCAGATGTACCTAAAGGCTGTGGCTGGAAAACACCAGGGTATCATTTCTTAATTTCTCCTGATGGCATCGCCCATCACCTGGTACCCATTGAGAAACTTTCAAATGGCGTGGCCGGACATAATGCCCATTCAATTAATATCTCATATATCGGTGGCGTGGAAGTCCTTAAAGGAAAAAACGCAAAGGGCGATCCTATCAATATAACTGGTAAGCCTATTGATAACAGAACCGCTGTTCAAAAGCAAACTATGGAGGTTTTGGTAAGAAAGTTTCACAAAATGTTCCCTGGTGCGAAAATTTTAGGGCATCGGGATTTTAGTGAGGATAAAAATCGCGACGGCATCATATCTCCCGGAGAATGGATGAAGGCCTGCCCTTCTTTTAGTGTAAATGCCTGGCTTCAGGAATTAGGATTGTAATCGTGATGGAAATTAAACAGCCATATAGCCTTAAAGACATTGCTAAATATCCAATGGCTGTTTTATGCTCATTCCTGATAGGCTTATGTGTATACCTTATGGCTCATCAGGGCAGCGACTGTGGTAAATGTGAAGACGAAAAAAAGCAGCTTAATGATAAGATATGGAACCTTTCCATTATGGTGCTGCAGAAAAATCAAGTGATTGGCGATCAAAATACAGCAATGGCGCGCACCGACAGTCTGGTAAGATCTAAAACGGAAACACCAACGAAAGAGCTTTTAAAAGAACTAAATAAATAACCAATGTCATGAAGTCCACTAACACAACAATTTTCGGCTTATTAATGGGAGTGTGTGTGCTCCTGGTAGCCCTTGGAGTAATCACCATCTGTCTTGCTAAAGAGAACAACAGGCTTAAAAAAGCCCAGCAAACAACCGATAACCGTGAGCAGGAACTCGCTGTAATCGTTGGCAGGTACGTGGATGCTAATGAAAGTAACCATGCCGTACTGGAGGAAAACCCGGTTACCCGGAGGCAAATAAAAGACGGCACAGCTATTCGCCCTGCTTATGTTGACAGCTTGGCTACTGCATTAAAACTTGCTAAAAATGATATTACCGAAAGCACGAGAATAATTGCCACACTGGAGGGGAAATTAAAAGGTACCGTAAGCCACGATTCAATTAAAGGAAAGGTAACGCACTTTAATGGCCCATATCTGCAGGCTTCTGTTGCTGAAAGGGATACTGTGCTTAATTATAAGTACAACGCTCAGTTTGATATTACTAAATACGATAAGAAAAAATGGTTGCTGGGCAAAAAGCATTCGTATCGGGATTTTTCCGCCAAGGATCCTAATATGCTAATTGATGGAGTTCGAAGCTTCACCGTTTTACCGGATGTTGACCGCAGGCGCATTGGCCTAGGATTACATGTGGGCTATTATTACGATCCGTTGACTAATAACATCAGGCCTATGATAGGTGCCGGGCTGAGTTATAACCTAATAACTTTTTAATCATGGGCAGAATAAACTTATGTTTATGGCTAATCGTGGTTGATGTACTTGTATGTATTCCTATCTATTTTTCCTTCGGAACCGACGCTGTTACTGTGGCCCAACTTTACATGGTTCTAATGGCGGTTTTGCTTTATGCTGGTATGAATATTATTGACCGTTCACAAGAAGAATGAGAAAGATATCCGGACTTTATAAAACTGAAAGAAACAAGCGAAAGAAGTTTGATATCGAAGTACCTGGTAGTTGGGATGAAATGCAGCCCGGCCAATTCGGTGCAGCAATCTTTTGTCTCCAGGTAACTACCAAAGCAGATCCTGAATGGATAAAATTAAGTCTCCTTGCGCTATTATTTGAAAAACACTGGCCAATACTAGCAGGCCTCACTGCAGAAGAAAAGCATGAGCTAAAAAAGGAGCTCACAAAATTCTTTTATGATACTGAGCCGCCTCTAAAAAACTTCTTCCCTAAACTAAAGCTTAAAGCTGGAGAACTTCTACCGGCAGCTCCGGACCTTTCTAATATTGGTTTTGGTGAATGGTGTTTCCTCGATACTTACCTCAGTTACTTCTACCGCTCGCAGGGTGATGAAGAATGGCTGGATAAAATGATTGCCACCGTTTACAGGCCTGTGGATCCGGAGTCTGACGAAAACTCGCCGAACTACACCGGAGACAAGCGGGAACCGTTTAACGAGAACCTTATTCCAAAACGGGTTGAAATGCTTCAGGATATGAAGCGAAACGAGAAGATGGCAATTTTTCAATGGATATCCATTGCCATTAAACAAGCAAAAGACGCAAGGCCTGATGTGTTCCCCGAGCCATTAAAGCAGCTTGACGAAAATGGTAAGCCTGTACCGGTAACATCTGACGATGAGCCCGGAGCAGACGGCAGCTGGATGGATATCTATACCGACCTTATCGGTCCTAAATTCGGAACCTCGGCACAGCTCAAATACACCAATGCTTTTTTCGTTTTGGACTATCTTAATAAGGCGCAGCGCCAGTGGACCGAATTTAAATCGAAGAATAACGCTTAATATTCCTGTCGTTTAGCAGCTCTCCCGGTCTTCCGATATTGGAGACATGGGAATAGCCGCCTTTGTTGATCTGTTCAAATCTTACTGTGCAAATTACAAGTACCAGGAGACTCCGCAATCGGCTGTAAAACCCATATACTTTATTAGCCTTGATGTCGAGAATCTGACGGCATCCTTAAAGACGATAAAATTTCCTGCGCTTTTCCTAATGACCCCCGAATCTGACTTTGGAGGCGAAACTATTGATAGCATCACCGAGTCTCAGGAATCGACATTCATAATTCTTTTGCCGCTTCCAAAAAACGATATATCACGCAAAGAAGAGGTTCAGGATGCAGCAAAAAACATCGTAGATCAATTCATCCGGAGAATTCTCCATGATAATAACCTTGGCATTATCCAAGGCTTCAATATAGGCGGAGTTAAAACCGGGCCAATTGAGCGCACCGCAGATTCTTTGTATGGTTGGGAAGCTTCATTTAACGTGGTTGAAGACTTTGACGGTGAAATACAAACCAATGTTTGGGATGACCTGGGCGAACAGGTAATTACTGAAGGAATAGGCGCAATGACAATAGGATCAACATTTACAATATTATAATATGGCAGAAAAGACAAGAGATCTGATTAAACAATTTTTTGAAAGCGGCGATCAGCCAAGTCAGGAACAATTCTATGACTTGTTAGATTCAGTTCTTTTTAAGAATGAATTACCGGCATCTCATTCCCATTCAAACAAGGTTATACTGGATGCTAATACAGCATCTTTTACCACAGCTTTATTGAATAAGCTTAACGGAATTGACACTGGAGCAAACCTGTTCACGCAGGAAATGGTGGAAGATATCGTAGGTAATATGTTTGCTTTAGGCACACAATTAAACGGTTCCTTCTCCTATAATGACGCAACAGGCGCTATATCTTTTACCGGCTCGGCCAGTGGTGGAGGTGAAGCTTCACTTGATCCGGAACAGGTCCGTGATATTATTGGAGCTGCTATTATTACTTCAGGTGTACTGAATATCGCCATTAATGATGCGCAAGACAGTATTTTACTATCTATAGTAGAAACTGCACAGAAGCGTATGGTAAGCGATGTTAAAATTGCTTACTGGGATGCAAAAGTTGAAACTACAGATCCGAGATTATCGGATGCACGTACACCTCTTGCCCATAACCATGACGAGAGGTACTTTACTGAAAGTGAGGTAACCACCCTGATTGCTGCCGCTAAAGCGGAAGCTAAATCGGAAGTTACAACTGCCCTTCGTAACGGTGTCCCGCTAGATGGTGACGACCTTAATAAGCTATATAATTCGTTACAAACCCTTAATTCTATTGTAACAGGTACAACTCCCGATGCGAATAACCTGGTAGGCACCATTCAGGAGCTACTAGCAATTTTCGCCACTTACCCAGAAGGGGTAGATCTGGTTACAGCGTTAGGGAATAAAATTGAAACTTCCGCTATTATTAATACGCTTACCGAAGTTACCTCCGGTAAGGTGCTGGATGCTCGCCAGGGAAAGATTTTAAATGATGCTATTAATGCGATCAATCAGTTTTCAGAAGCGAAAGTAAGAGCTACCGTCTTAACTAGTTTAGACAACACCCAATCAGGAGCCCTTTCGGCAACTGATAGCGTACTGCTTGCTTTCGGTAAAATAGCCAACTTCATTAACGGCATAGCGGCCACGATCAGAGGAACGGCTCTTGTAGGCTATGTACTTGGAACGAATGCTCAAATAGCTGCGGGTGATTCAATATTGGGAGCATTTGGGAAAACTCAAAAACAGATAGATGATTTAGGAACCGGGAAATCTAATAAATTAACGGTGCTAGCGGATATTACCGCTAATTACCCGCTGACAATAGCTGATAAAGACACATCCCGATACGTAACCGGAGCCTTTAATATCACAGTTCCAAGCGCGGTATTTGGTGCTGGTGACGAACTTGTATTGTGGCAAGATGGGACCTCTCAATTCACGATCGTTGCCGGTACTGGTATGACATTACGTTCGGAAAGTAGCTACGTGAAGTCCAGCGGACAATTCACTCCTGTAACGCTACTGTTTAAAAGCCCTAGTATCTGTTATTTATCAGGAGTAAGCATCTAATGATTAGATTAAAGCATAGTTTATCGAGAAGAAAACCCTCTGCCCATATTGATGTGGTAGGGGATTATGATAAAATGATGGACACGCTGTTCGCTGGTGAGCTATCCGGCCAGAACGGTTTTGAGAAATACGGTACTCCTACATCGACAGTAAATTCTACCGGAGTTTCGCTTATTACCACTCCCGCATGGCAAACAGGGCATGGAGTTAGATGCCCCAGAAGGTTTGATACAGGTGTAATTAGAGTCCTTATCAGTAAAGATAACAGACTCTTTATGATGGGTTATTGTGCAGGAGCGACAGATGCTACGCGCGATAATCATTTTTCTTTATGGTCAACTGATTCAACCCATGCAAGCATGGGGGTACGTAATAGTGGAGTAACTACAAGTTTTGGTAATTTTCCCAATGAAGGCGATTTTTGGTCAGAAGATAGATGGTTTGAAATCAGGTATAATGGTCAGCAAGCCGGTAAGAAAATTGAGTTTAGAAGCTGGAAAGCAACAACCGGCACCAGGCCGTTAACGGCAGATCTTATATACACTTTTACAGGTACAGAACCTGCTACCACAGGCGACTATATCGTATTTAAAAGCATGAACGCCACGGATGCGGCAGGTTTTAAAAAGCTTGAAATCCGTGACGAAACTAACGTACTGAAGGATAGCATTCTGTTTACTGGTAACTGGTTCAGGTTTGTACGGGATGGTAAGCCATACATGACCACGATCAATAATGGTAACTACCTTGAATTCACGATTTCCAATACCACAGAAATTATTCTCGCATTAAATATTGCTACAGCTAACGGCCCGGAGATCTCGTACAGCTTGAACGGAGCAGCATATGCCCGGGCAACCAAGCCCAACTTCCAGGGAGTAGGATTCTATACGCTGGCCAGTGGGCTGAATCCCGCGACAACGTACAATGTTAAGATCGCATTAAGTTTACTAGATACCGGATCAAGTATATGGTCACTTGGTTACGGGCTTCATATCAGCGGCATTAAAGGATCTACCGGATTCTTAATAACCAAACCGACAGACAACAGAGATGTGCTTTTCGTATTTGGTGGAAGTATCGTAGCCGGTAACGGTATTACAAGCGATAACTCGCTTGGCGGGGAATACTCCTTCTCTCATTTACTTGGGGATGCTCTTAATATGAGAACTGTAGCCAGGGGATTCGCAGGAACGGGTATTACGCAGATCGGAAGTGCTTCTGTTCCTAAAGCCACTGATAACATCTTCAGTTATATGTCTACAATTAAGATGTACAATGAACTTGTTCCTAAAAAGGTACTTATTTACCACGGTAATAATGATGGTTCTGCTGACGATGCAACCTTCAACACGCACTATTATTCTCTTATAGATCAGATCAGAATAAGATGGCCTTTTGCTGAAATACATTTACTCTCTCCGGTTGCAGGAACTAAACAAGCCCAGATACAAGCTGTAGCTGCTGCTAAAGGTCCTAATTATATCAATCCGGCAGCGTGGGCAAACCAGATCACTACAACAGACGGCTTACATCCGAATGTGAACGGTCACGTTAAGATGAAAGACAATACGCAGCCGGTACTTGTCATTCCGATGCCGAATGCTCCGACTAATCCGGTTACGGATGATACGGCAGATACGTTTAATTGGACTAATAACGCTGCCTATACTGCATTAGCTGATTATCAATTAACTCTTGATGGAGGCACAACCTGGAACACAGTTACAGCTAAACCTTCTGCTATAGGAGGTGCTGTAAACAAAGCTGCTGGTCAGGTCGGAGTAAGAGTAAAGGCCGTCGCAGGTGTGAGCCACGCTTCGTTACCATTATTTAATTTAGTTGCATTCTCTGCACCACTAGCACCAGCAGAGACACCTACTAATTTTGTGGTTGATGATATTAATAAAGCATTCTCGTTTACTTACAGCACAGGGATTACTACCCCTTCTGCATACGAATATAATGTAAAAAGTCGTGGATGGGTTGGTGGAACAGCTAATCCCCAACCGCTATATAATGAGCTATACGCAGTAGGAGAAGTTCAAGTGCGAGTTAAAGCTACCCAGTCAGCATTAGCTTCTGGCATTTTAAGTAACGCTTCAGCTTATACTTCAGCTCAGGATGCTACAATCGGAATAGAACTTAATTTTCCTTTCTATCAAATCGACCCTCTTACTAAGAAGTGGACGAATCTTACTAGCGGGGCTACCTGGTTTGACCACGCCCGAACATCCACTAACGGCTACCTGGCAGCAAATCAATCAGGAAGATTATTGTACGGGCTTAATCCTCAAAATACAGGAGGATATAAATTGCAGTTTTCTAAAGTAAGCACTTCTGCTGATAACGCTTCTATGGACTACGGACTGAGCAATGATGTTGCCGGAAGTAATCACTATAACCAGCTTTATGTGAATAACGTGCTTTCTCAAAATCAACTGAGTACATATAGACCGTATTGGGCATTACATCGCAGGGTAGGTGGGGATATTTACTGGCAATATAGTATGGATGGTACCACCTGGGTGGATCACCAGTTCATTAACAACTACACAGGTGAATTATTTGTGATGCTTCGTATGGGTAAATTCCATTCAAGTATCAGGCCTAGATTACAGATTTTATCTTAATAAATTAATATGCCAACTAAATACTGGATAAAACACACCGTAACCCCCGGCCCCGTAACCGATTCGATTTTAATTGAGCTGGTTGATGAACAGGGC